GCTGTTTTGTCTACATAATAAAATGCTTCACTATCGCCTAGATTAAAACGTTTTTCAAAAACATATGTAGCTAAACTTGTGTCAACTATTTCTTCAAAAATATCAGGATTATCTACAATGCCGTCATCGTCTGAATCAAAGAAATCTAATTCTACTTTTGTGCTGTCGATATATCCGTCTATATTAATATAACTATTAATAATTTGCCAGTCAAAATCTACATTAAAATTACCTATTTGTCCTGGTAAAGTGTTGATTCCTAAAACTTGTATTTTATCCTTGACAATTTGTTGAGATTTGCTATCATAAATTTTATCTTCTTTGTCAAAATAAAATCTAAGCTCGTCTGCACTACTAAAAATATATTGTAATCCTCTAGTGGTTACCGTATAGGTTTCGCCGTTTGTTTCAAACAACATAAGCCAACTTGCATCTAAGTTTCTACCAGAAAGATCTCCCTCTGAAGATATAGAAAAATCAGCAGTTGCATTTAAATCTTGATCAAGAATTATACGCCACATATTTTTGTTGTAATCGTATCTTAAACCAAATCTTTTTTGCGTAAACATTTGATCAATAAATTGATTAATTGTATCATTAGACAAGGCTGTTTTTAGTACTGGTATTATTTCAACTAATGTACTATCTGTTTCTATGTTATCATTTAATGTAACAGGTCCTAACCCTGTTGTATCGTCAACTAGTGTACCATTTTCTATAACACTTACAACTTTTGTCCACTTGTAAGTCAATGCATTAGGAACACCTGTTGGATCTCCTTGTACTAATTTATAGCTGTTTTTTGCATCATAGTAATAACCGCTAGGTGCATTGAATTTTAAAAATGCTCCTGTTTTTATTAGTGCCATCAGTCCACTAGTGTAAGATCCTAATACTACATTAAGACCATCTTCATCTTTGAAAAGACCTGTGCATTTATTTGTTTCAAATGTTTCTTTGTTCCAACGAATGTTTAAGTTACTAACACTTGTATTTCTAGGAAATTTAGTATAATAAAAATTACGCACTTTACTAGAATTTATAATTTCAGTAATTGAGTTTCTAGCAAAAAATTCTATGTCTGTTTGACTATCAAATTCAAATAACATTTTTTTATTAGTAAATTCTCTATAAAGAACACCGTCATTAGCATATAAATTTGTATTGCTATACTTTCCGGTGGTATCTCTTAAATCAAAATAACGACTTACACCACTGCTTGTTCTATTAACACTTTTTGTTTTTACAATTTCTTGACTTACACTCAAAGGACCGACGTTATAATCTTCCCCAGTGATTAATCTGTTTTGGGTATAATAATTACTCGGTGCGTTTGTTTTTATGCTGTCAGAGGTTTCACTAACTGATGCATTATCAACAACAGATTGTAGTCCTAGTGTGACACTAAGTGTTTCGGTTTTGTTTGACTTACTTACGTAAGGAATAGATATTGTAATACCACGCAAATCTTTTGGTACAACTTTATATTGTCTATTTGCAGATTGTCTAAAGTATACTCTAAAGTTACCTTTTGGTAAATTACCAAATACACCGTCACTAAACATCAAACTTATAGTATCTTCGTCTCTAGTTAACACAGAGAAAATATTTCTTATGTTTTTTTCTAAACTATTGTAGACAATATTATTACCTTCAACTGCATCAACTTTAATCCATTCTTCTGTTTCATTTCCGTCTGCGTCTAATTTATAAAGCCAAACATCGCTGTTATTAATATTAGGAACATTAATATCTACTTTAGAATGAGGTACAGAAGTGTTTAATGTAAATTCATTGTTTTGTAACGAACCTTGTCTAAAATGCATAAAGTAACCAGTACTATTACTGCCTGGTCCTTGACCGTTATCTCTATAAAGGAAACTTAATTTGTTTCCAGGGTTAGGTGATTCTTCATATATTCCGTTTTGATTAAAAGATGTACTAGTAATTTCAAAAGTTTCTGATCTACCATCAACATTTTTTGAAAACTGGTAAACAGGAATATTTGTATTTGAAGCATTAAACCTGTATTGCTCGGTTGTAATACCTTGTAGTGCTTCACTTCTAATTGGTTTGCCAATAATGTTTGCAACAGGAAGTGCAGCATTTAAAACTTTCTTAAATTGTTCATTCCAATTTGGATTGGTACTATCATTCCATAAAACACTTTGTTTTGACAAGTTAATATTATTACTATCTATAATTTCTTCGGTTGTAGAAATACTTGTAATTTTTAACAAACCATTTGCAGGAATCACACGCTTTGGATTGTAACTTAGTAATCTTGCTGTACGTAGAACACTTTCTCTGCGTTCTGCTAATTCAATAAAATTCTCTCTAGCATTTAAATCTATACGATATGAAACGTTTTGCCCTAATAAGGCAATCAAGTCAATTAAAGCAATATATTCACTTGATTCAATATAATCGTTAAAATCTTCTGGATAATTTTCACGCAAATAATTAATCATTGTTCTACGCAAATTATCAAAATCATAGCTTTGAAAATCAGCGTTACGGAATGACTGATATATACGTTTCCAGTCTTCGTTTTTTAATAATCTATTTTGTCTATCGGTTACAGCCATAGAGAGATTCCTTTATTATAGTATTTATCAGTAAGGATAAAGTGCGCAGTTAAATTAAGCCTGCTTGTTGGTCAAATCTTAGTTGTAAAGTTTCACTGATACTATAATCTTTGTACGTTAAATTTACTTCAATTTGTAAGCCATTTTCGTATTGATCAATTTTGACTTCATTAGCTCTAACTCTAGGATCGTAATTAACAATATCAGTTACGTTCTTTTTTATAGCATTTTTCATAGGTACGGTTAATGGTTCAAAAAGTGCATCCCAAATGATTGTGCCAAATGTAGGATTCTCAAGTTTTTCACCTTGACGTATATGAAAATGATTAATTATATCTTGTTTTATTAAATCTAAATCATAAAGATTTATTTTCTTTGGATCAGCAACCGTAGAAATACCTCTGTAACTTTTTGTTTTTACAGGTTGATTTATTTTATTATTTTGTAAAACAACATTCTTTTGTGCCATAATGTATTTAACCTTTAAATTGGTTGTCCGTTTTTATCGTAAATTACGCTAGTTGAATTTTGACGTAATCTAGGATCTTCTGGAGGTATAACAGCGCCTCCTATATTCAATTGATATATTCCATCGACTACACTACCATTTGCTCCAAATATGTTTGCTAAAGATGTAGCCACTTGCCCTACTTCTAAAAATGTACTTCCATCTAAGTTGTTATTTGAAAGTTGTCTTCCTAAATTGTTTGCTGCTGTGCTTAAATCTCTTAAATCATTAGCAGGATTACTATCCCACGATAAAGAAGCTGCTAATTCGTTAACTTGAGATGTTGTTAGTCCTGACGGTTGTCCTTGTAATGTATTTTGCAATGCACCTAACAATACTTCTTTTTGGTTTGCAGGTAAAGATAAAATTGTATCTCCTAATTCACCTCCAAACTTACCTTGAGCAGCACCATATGCTTGCAGATACGGAACTATTCCAGAAATATTAATTATTGCATCAGAATTATCGGATAAGAACTGAGCACTTTCAGTAGATGTTTTTTCAAAATTTTCTAATTCATTTCCTAAAATAGGATTTATTTCTCCTAATACATCTCCTGTGCTTCCTGCTAATGCACCTACGCCAGATACGTTACTATTAGGACTTAACATGCTTGATACTAAAAATCCCAAACCTTGTGAACTGGCGCCGCCTTTAATGAACGTATCTATTGTTATTTGTACATTTTGATAACCAGCATTTTTTACCTGTGTAGGATTGCTACTATCAATGCCATACGGTTTATCAGCACCAGTACCGGAGCCTTCGTTATTTGGTCCTTTACCACCAAATTCAAAGTAGCTACCTCCTAAACCTAAATTCATTTGGAAGCCACCGCTACCAAAACTGAAACTTAATGGTCCACTACTGAAATTAAATCCAAAACCGTCGGGTCCAAAACTTGCACTAATTGGTCCTGAATTAAAACTGCCTGAAAGACCACCTGGTCCAAAGCCAACATTTAATGGACCACTTGTAAATTGTCCTGCAATACCATTTGGCCCAAAACCTACACTAATAGGACCGTTACTAAATGCACCAGCTATTCCATCTGGTCCAAATCCTAAACTAAGAGGTCCTGCACTAAATTGTCCTGCATTTATTTTTCCATCTTGGAATTGTAATCCTACAGGTCCTACGTTTATTCCTGCAAGTTCACCGTTAGTGATAGTTAATCCGCCTCCTGCACCTCCTATAGCAAAGTTATTTGCATCAAATCTACCATTGATAACACTTTCTGTTATACCTCGTAATGCAGGATTACCAATTTTGCTTGCAACGATACTGCCTGCTGCATCTCTTACACTTTGCGGACTATTCAGATCTAAATTCCTGCCGTTTACATTTATGTTAACATTTCTTGCAATATTATTCATTGCATTACTAAATGTTCCTGTACGTCCTGCTGTTGAATATCTTTGCTGAGGAGTAGCAGCAGCAATTGTTGTTCCGTTTCGGTCGGTTATCCTAGGCGCAGAACTAACAGGAGATCCAAATGCATCTCTAATAGTGTTTCCTATTCTGTCAAATATATTCGTTGCCATAGTTTGCCCCTTTTACTCTGGTCTTAATGGAATTTCAGGTAGTTCTTCGCCTTTGCCACTATCTTTCAATCCACTAATTAATGCCCTATCTGTTGCAACTCTTTCGCCTTCTGGAATATGCACATCATTAGTATCTGGAGTTGCTTCTGTTTTTTCTGGTAATACTAAATTAGGATCCCAGTTTTCGTGTTCTGGCCACGGTTCGTGTTGCGGAACACGTTTTGGAAATTTAGCTGCTAATGCTGCTTCGGTTACAATTTCTGCTTGTTCAGCTTTAGTTGCTGTTTCAGCAGTAGGTCCATTCATATGAATGGGTTTAGCTGTTTCATAATGACCTTTACTACTATTAACATGACTTTCTTCACTTGTTATTTTTGTCTTTTTCACAACTTTTAAATTAAAATCAGCACCGCAAACAATATTTAAATTGCTTTCTTCTTTTGTAAAAATATGCATATCTTTTAAACTAGTGATATATGTTTCTAAGTAGCTATTAAAATGGTTTTTTTCACCTGCTGTTATAAAATTGTCCTTTACAGCATACATCTGAATGTCTTTTGCTGCACTTACACGTAAATCTTGACCAATTCTTTGCTCGATATTTTTACCAACTTTTTGGAATATACTATCAGCAGCAGTAAAATTCATGTGTCTACCTGCTTCAACATTTATATCTCTATCAGCAACAAAATTAATATCGTTTTCACTATGCACACTAATTGAATCTTGTGCATAGATATCTATTTTACCATTACTTGTAAGTTCAATCCAAGTTGTGCCTCTGCCATTTGAAATATAAATTAAATCTTCTGAGTTATGCAATAATATTTGATGACCGGTTCTAGTTCTAAAACGAACCATTTCATTATGTGGTATAGCTTTGTCGCCGCCACTACTTGCTTCTTGATCAAAATACTGATAAGGAGTATCTTTAGCAGGACCTTTTCTTAATCTTTTGTCATCGCCGTCATCAATTACTATGCTTTGGCCACCAAGTCTACTTTTGTATACTTCTGCTTTTTCGTCTTTTACACCTCTAGGTGCTTTTGGACCTTTTTTATCTAGTGGACCAGGTGAACTTATACCGTAAACATTACTAGGAAGTTCTCTTCTTGCACTTGTGCTTGTTATTCCTCTAATATCGTCATCTGCTAATCCAGATTCTTTTAGTTTTTCTATAAACTTTAAATTCAAAGGTTTTTTGTTTTTAGTAGGATCTTTTTGTTCACCACCGTCTATTCTTTTGTTATACTCTGCCGTTGGCAATTTTCTACTTGTAACACCTTCAGGAACTTGTCCTTTGTAAAATTCAGTAACAGGCTGAGCTCCTGGTACCATAAAATTCATATATCTATCTTGGATACAAGCAAACCAATAACCTTTATTAATGTCACCATCAACAAATCCAACTAAAACTCTTGTACCTACATCAGGAGGTACAGCCCAAAAGCCGTAACTTTGTTGTGTATCTTCATATGTGTCATTTAACCCTAGATGTTCAGGAGGAGTTGTTCCGTAAAACACAGGAGCGTATTCAACATCAATAGTTTCGCCTTTGTCTTCTGCTTCGTTACCTGTGCTATCATAATTTATAAGAGTAACTTTTAGTGTACCCATGTATCCTGGATCCAAATGGCTAACTACTCTGCCTATTTTAAAACCATATTTTTTACTGCGTTCTGGTTCGTCAGGTGTTCTGCTTTCTTCTTGTGTGTTAATTGGATTTATATCACTCATTCTTCATCAAAAGGGGAATAAGGTGCCCCTCCTCCTTCTAACATTTTAAGATTTGCATCTTCTGTTTGTGCAGTATCTACACTGATTTCGTTTTCTTGATTACGTCTTCTTAAAAGACTTAACCTTTGAGTAAACCTTCCACCTTCAAAAACATTTGTCAAACTAATTACTCTATATAATCCACTAAATGCACCTAGTGTTGCTTGTCCGCCACCAACATTATCTTGGAAATAAAACCCATTTTCTGCATAATCAACTGGTGTTCTAAAATTAATCAAAATGTCTGTTTCTTGTCTATCAGCAGAAATACTACCATCTGCATTTATATTTGGTCCAGCACTTGCTGAATTATAGTTTCCTAAACCACTATCACTTAAAAAATAAGGATCACCAAATATTTCTAAATCTAATGCAAGCAAATCAACTGCACTATTTAATATTGTATCATTAAACAACTTTGCAACTTGATATTTTGACGAATTAGCCGTGTTAGATCCACCAGTTTGCCCTGTACTACTACCATATGTGATAACGGTGCCTGTTGTAGTTGCACCTTCACTATAAATTAAATCACCACTTGTTAAATTTGTAGTTGTATTGTCTATATTCTCTGTTGCAAAAGCAGTATCTTGTGTTGCACCTGTTTGCTGTTCAGGATTTTTGTTACCACTATCAGCAAACAAACTTGTGTAAAATGCACTATTAATTTTTATATCAAACGCAATAATATCATCATTTGCGCCGCTGTAAATATAATTGTATTCTTTGGCAACAGAATTTCGCAATGCACTATATCCTGTTCCCTCTTGTAAAGGCATTTGTAAAGTGCTACTATGCACTTTATAAGGAACAACTTGATAAACATAAGATTTAGCAGCCTTGCCAGAAGTTCTTTGTTGTGTTCTGTTAGGATCGATAAAAACTCGTGGAACAATTTTAAACCAAGTAATGAATCCTAAGCCATCAGGCGATTGATTTATTAAATTTTCGCCCCATTTGCTACTTAATAGGACATCTTCAATAATTGTTGTTATTCTTGTTCCTTGTGAATATGTAAAAGTTCGTAATTTAGAATCTAAGACTACATCTTGCCTGTTGTAAACATCGTTTTGATATGTGTCAACTTCTGTAGGCATAGGTGTACGTCCTGATGCTGTATGATCATCTATTATTTCTGCCTCACCAAACTCATTTATTCCTACACTTCCGGCAACACCTGTACTTCCTTCTGCGTTTAACAAATTTTCAATATATGCTCTTGTTGATGGATTAGTTTGCGATGACGATCCTGTGCCAACACCTGATGCTTGTGTTCCTGCTGCAAACCCTGCAATAACATCATCAGGAACTTTTCCAGGGTTGGATGTAGCTCTATTATCGTCTATTGCTTCAATTGTTCCTAAATTATTTGCCGACGAAATATCATTTGGAAAAATTATGTAAACTTCGTCTGCTTCTACTTCTTTTCCTTCAGCTTGCTGCCTAACTAAGTTGTTATTAATTACCGTTGACAAGCTGTTTACACCGTCTTGTAAAATTTCTGCAACATTTATACCTGATATAGTAACATCACTCATTACAACGTCAATTTGATCAATAAGTGCTTGCTCGTTATACGGAATTCCTTCAATAGTGTAGGTGCTTCCACCTGATGTAACATCAAATTCCAAGTTCTTAATACTAATTGGTATATGTCTATTGAGTGTCCCGTCTAATGGAACAATTCTACCTTCGTCGTCATATCCTATAAATTCAACTTGAAGCATAAAAGGACAATCTAAGTAATTTTCCCAACCTGCTTGTTTGCTGGCAATTAACAATGTTTGTAAAAATAATCCCATGCTATAAGGTTCAATGATATTAAAACTAATAAATGTAGCATTACTATTACGACTATTTTTATTAGCATTAATTAGTGCTTCAATGTTGACATTGTCTATAAAGTACTCTAATTTTATACCTAATTGATCTTCATAATAAGATGTAACCTTATTAGTTAATCCTCCGCCAGATCTAAGTATAGGAAAAGCCAATCCTTGAGTTTTGTAAGTTGAATTTGGTGAATTAACCTCATTTGCAGTTAATGCAGCAAGGGTAAAAATAGTATTAAATGATGAAAATTGCTTTAATACATTTTTTATAGCCATTTTATAAACCTAGGTACCTTTTTAAATTAGAATTCTTTGGCAAAAATATTTTTGTGCCAGCAGTAAAGTCAAAAATTGGATCTTTTATAATATCCATATTACGTTGTGCAAACACCCACCATAATTTTGCAGTGCCATACAAGTCAAAAGCTAATAAATCTGGTCTATTTTCATATTGAGGTTCAATTGTGTAAACAATATCAGTATCTTCTGCAGGCACACTGCGTATTTTAAAGTATCCTAAACTGCCATCAGCAAGATATTTTGTTTTATAATAAGGACTTGTTTTAGTATACGCTGCCATTATAGATATCCTTCGTCAATTAAATTACCTCTAACAAAGTCATCTAGGCTAAAGTTAGCAACTTTATCTCTGCTGTATATTGGTTTCAATACTGCTGTTATAGTACTCAACGTAGGAACGTGTGTTGTATTGTTGTATGTTCCTTCAGCATCTTGTGCTCCATATGGAACTTCTATATAATCAACATTATTTGGTAAATCTACGGTAAAATCAGTAATTACACACGGAATATTATTCATTACGTAGTTTCCATAACCATTTAACTTTACAACAGGCGGTGGTGCACCTTTATTAGATGTGTTTCCGTATGCCATTTTAGTTAAACTTCTAAGAAAATGTGTTGCTGCAACCCAATATTTGCCATCTTCTCGAGATTGAACAGGAATTTGACCAGATATTTGTATATCATTTACTCTACTGCTTTCATATTGAGGAAATGCATAATTATTATGCACAGGTGTTAAATCTGAATAGTTGGCGCTGCTTTGCATAAGTATAGTTGGAACAACCGGAAAGACAAATGAATAATTTGTATTACGTAAAGGAGCAAGAATAGGACTATCATTGAAAGCTGTAAGGTCAGGCATAGATATTCTTACACGCCAGTCAGTAGTTTGATCGTCATCTACAAAATTTGCAAACGCCTTGTTAAAATTTTTTGGCTCTGCGCCAGCAGGTAATGATCTACTTCTTATGTTTGACATAAAAAGATTAGCGTTGTCTGTGTAAACTGCAACATCAACTTCTGTGCTGCCGGATGTTGTATCTACTGATACACTTATTTGTGGATCTGCCATGGGAAACTCCTATAGTATTATTTAGTTGACAAAATTAACAACGTATATTATTATATTAATAAGATTTTAGGAAGAATTAATGAAAAAAATAAATTATCTAAACAATAAAGATATGCTTGCAGAAATACACAAGTCAAAAAATACTTTTTGTAGTTTTGTAGAGCCTGAATATGCAAACTATGATATTATTTTACCTAGTTTAGACAAAGTTAACATAAGAACTATTGCAGAAGCAAAACGTAATAAGGCAAAAAAACAAGGTCAACAAGCATACGAAGCTGCAAAACTAGTAAACAAAAAAGTTAAAATGGCAGAGTTCGAAGTTGATTATAGAACTATACAAAAAACCGATCTAATATTTCGCATCATGATGTTTGATCACATACCAGACGAACCAGGACGTAAGAAAAATCCTAAAACCGTTGCAGATCATAAAACAAAATTAAATTTTCCTCCATTTCAACATTTTAAATTTGACGATGACAACAATTTAATATGTGTAGGCAAAAGTCACTGGGTAGGAGGAATGGAAAACGGACATTTTAGTAAGACTGACGGTAAAGCAACTAATAAACTTGCAACTATGTGGTTAAAACTTGTAGATAGGTATGCTACTCGAGGTAATGTTCGTGGTTACACATACAATGACGAGATGAAAGGGCAAGCTATATTGCAATTAGCCCAGATAGGACTACAATTTGATGAATCTAAATCCAACAATCCTTTTGCTTATTATACCGCTGCTGTTACTAATAGCTTTGTTCGTGTTATTAATCTAGAAAAACGTAATCAAAACATACGTGATGACATACTTGAAATGAATGATATGAATCCTAGCCATACAAGAACACACTCAGGCGAATGGGAAGCTGCATTAAAAAGACAAGCCGAAGCAAAATAGGTTGATCTTACACAAAAATTAGTTTATAATAACGTAGAAGTGGAGATTTCTATTGTTTAAAAAAGCAGCGGTGTTTACAGACATCCATTTAGGTATGAAAGGCAACTCACGTGTCCATAATCAGGATTGTGAGGACTATATCGATTGGTATATTGCAACAGCAAAAGCAAATAATTGCGAAACAGGTATCTTTTGTGGTGATTGGCACCATAATAGGAATAGTCTTAATCTTACAACTATGGACACAACCATACGATTACTAGAAAAGCTAGGTGAATCGTTTGAAAACTTCTATATGTTTGCTGGTAACCACGACTTGTATTACAAAGACAAGAGAGATGTAAGCTCAACTGAGTTTGCAAGACATATTCCAGGTATTACCGTTGTAGAAGATATGCAAGTTATAGAAGATGTTGCACTGGTTCCATGGTTAGTAGGCGATGAATGGCGCCGTATAGAGAAGTTACAAGCCAAATACTTGTTTGGACACTTCGAACTACCATCGTTTTACATGAATGCAATGGTACAAATGCCGGATCACGGTGAACTAAAGAGCGAACACTTCAAGAATCAAGAGTATGTGTTCTCAGGACACTTCCACAAGCGTCAACGGCAGGGTAAGATCCACTATATTGGTAATGCTTTCCCACATAACTATGCAGATGCTTGGGATGATGACCGCGGTATGATGATACTAGACCGTGAGAACAATGCAGAACCAGAGTATATCAACTGGCCAGAATGTCCTAAGTACCGTACGGTTAAGTTATCGCAGCTAATTGACGAGAAAGATAGTTTAATCAAGCCAAGTATGTACCTTAGAGTCACTCTTGATATCGATATTAGTTACGAAGAAGCAACATACATCAAAGAAACCTTTATAGAACAATACAAGTGTAGAGAAATTACACTTATTCCGCAAAAACACATAGAAGAAATTAACACAGACTTGGATATTGAACAATTTGAAAGTATTGACCAGATTGTTAGTAATGAAATTCAAGCAATTGATAGTGAACAATTTAACAAAAAGCTATTACTAGATATTTACAACGAGTTAACATGATAAAAATTAAAGACTTAACCGTAAAAAACTTTATGAGTGTGGGTAATGTTACCCAGGCAGTTGACTTCAACAAGGAGCAACTCACTCTAGTGCTTGGTGAAAACTTAGATCAAGGAGGTGATGATACTGGCTCACGTAACGGTACAGGTAAAACAACCATTATTAATGCATTGTCTTACGCATTGTACGGTCAAGCACTAACTAATATCAAGCGTAACAACTTGATTAACAAAACTAACAGCAAGGGCATGTTAGTTACCTTAAACTTTGACAAAGGCGGTAATAGTTATCGCATTGAACGTGGTAGATCTCCAAATGTTCTTAAATTTTATATAAATGAACATGAACAAGAAGATTTAACCGACGAATCACAAGGCGATAGTCGTAAAACACAAGAAAGTATTAACAATCTACTGGATATGAGCCACGATATGTTCAAGCATGTGGTTGCACTCAATACATATACCGAGCCTTTCTTGAGTATGCGGGCAAATGACCAACGTGC